TGACGGTATGTATTATGAATTAACATACAACGGAGATAAAAAAGAATTGTACTTTGATGCATATAAAAAGTTTGAGAATAAATGTATAAAAATAGATTAAATTAGTTATTACCAGGTGCTAGGTAACTGATAATATAAAAAAGGTGTCACGCAATAACACCTCCTTTCGTAAAAAGATGTAGAAGAACAACAGAACTTTCCTAGCGAGTTCTAATTAATATTTGTAAAATAGTATGTAGCGATATATAAAAATGGTTCAACTCCTGAAACTTTTTATTTGTTCGGTAACAAATATACTCTTGACTGGTAAAAGAGGGCGAAGGGAAAATCGCAATGTATGTTGGTTCGAGTCCAACTTTATATCGTTACATAGTGTTTTATAAACAAAAAAGGAGATGTACATATGACTAATCAAGAAAGAATAGAAAAATATAAAAAAGAGCATTGCCCAAAATGTAAAAACAAAGATAAGTTCGACTGTGAAATAAGAGTGTTCAAAAACAACAACATTATATGTACAAAGTGTGTATATTATGAGCAAGAAAATTAACTATGCAAATTGCATGAAGTATAAATGTGAACAATGTAAATATTATGATTATTGTTTTAAAGATATAGATAAAAAAACAAAATCCATAGACAAATGCAAGAAAAGGGAAGTGAGACAATGGCAAATGAACAAAATTTAAGACCGCCAACCACGGAAGAAGCACGAGAAAGAGGAAGAAAAGGTGGAAAAGCTAGTGGCAAATCAAGAGCAAGAATGAAAACATTTAAAGAAGCAATTTTAAACACAACTAGTGAAGATGATTTAGAAAAAATGATTGAAAAAATAAAAGATAATATCCTAAAAAAAGGCGATATTCAGTCAGCAATATTTTTGCGTGATACAGTAGGACAAAAACCAACAGATAAAACAGAAAATATAAATACAACACTTTCTTATGAAGAATATATAAAGAAGGTTGAAGACAAAGATGAGTATTAATACTAAAAAATATATTGAGACTTATCTAAAAATTAAAGACAAAAATGCAAAAATAGTTGATTTTAAATTAAATGAGCCACAATTAAAATTATATAATCTAATAAAAAAACTTAAATCAGAACATAAGCCTGTAAGAATAATCATTTTAAAAGCTAGACAAATGGGATTTAGTACATTAACAGAAGCGGTCTTATTTAAAGAAGTTGCAACTCATTTTAATATGAATGCAGGAATTATAGCACACGAGTCAAAAGCTACTAACAATCTTTTCAACATGAGCAAGCTATATTATGACGAATTACCACAAGAGATGAAACCTCAAATCTTGAACAGAAATAGTCAAGAATTGATTTTCAACACTGCTGATAATAAAGGACTAAATAGCAAAATTTCATGTATGACAGCAGGAAACAGTTCTGGTCGTTCAGGGACATATAACTTTTTACATCTATCAGAATTTGCTTTCTGGCAAGGGGACAAAAAAGAAGCTTTCGTTTCTTTAATGCAAACAGTACCAAACAACGACAAGTCAATAGTAATAATAGAATCAACAGCAAATGGATATGATTATTTTAAAGAATTATGGGACAATGCAGTTTCTGGGAACAATGATTTTGTTCCTTTTTTTGTTGGGTGGAACGAACTTACACAATATCAAATGACTTACACAGGTTTTGAGCTTACTGATGAAGAAAAGAAACTTAAAGAAGAATATAAACTAACAAATGAACAATTAGAATGGAGAAGATGGTGTATTAGAAACAACTGTGGTGGTGACATAGAGAAGTTTCATCAAGAGTATCCAGTAAATCCACAAGAAGCATTTTTATCAACTGGAAATTGTGTATTTAATACTGCAATAATAAATCAAAGAATACTAGAATGCAAAGAACCATTAAAAAGAGGATACTTTACTTATGATTATGATGATACACTTCCTAAATATGGATCATTAAATCCAGTAACAGATAGACCATATTTGAAGAACAAAATTAGTAATATAAAATGGGTAAATGACCAAAAAGGATACATAAAGATATATGAACTTCCAACGAAACCAGAAATAACAAAATATGCAATAGGTGGAGATACTGCGGGAGAAGGTTCTGATTATTTTACGGCTCATGTTATCAATGCAAAAACATTAAATCAATGTGCAGTTTTTAGGAAACAACTAGATCCAGATTTGTATGTCAAACAAATGTATTGTTTAGGTATGTATTACAACTATTGCTTAATTGGAATTGAAAACAACTTTGATAAGTTCGAATGCCGAGAATTAGCCAGATTAGGTTATATAAATCAATTTATAAGAAAAGCAGAAGAAAAAATAAATCAAAAACCAGTTAAAGAATATGGATTCAGAACAGATTTAGTGACTAGACCAGCAATCATTTCATACATTGTAGAATTTGTAAGAGAGCATCCAGAGAAAATCAATGATATTGATACTTTAAAGGAAATGTTAGAGTTTATATACAATGATAATGGACGAGCAGAAGCTCAACAAGGTTCACATGATGACCTTGTCATGGGCTATGCAATTGCCATGAGAATAGTTAAAGATGTTGCATTTAGAACAAATCCTATTCAATTAGCAGAGTCAACATTTTTTAATGAAAGAAGTTATGAAGAAAAAGGAGAGGAAATTCAAATAATATGATGGTACTTATTATTTTTT